CGACCCGCTAGCAGGTTCGTACCAATACGGCACCCATAGGCGGCGTTGATGGTAGTAGCCCCATCCGGGCGCAGGCATATGGATGTAGCCCTTCCCAGCACTAACCTTCTTAGAAACTACAATGCGGTCAGACGAGATATCCGGGACTTGAGCCAGAAAGGTGAAGCTATTGGAGGTAGGCACCGTATTCACCGTATAGGCGAATTCCCCTTCTTGAAGCTCAGAAGTTGCCCGGTCGATGACGTAGACCAAATCCCCAACCGAAAGCCCGTGGGAATTGGCGGAAATGGTCACCAATCCGTCCGTGATCGAAGCATTCCCAGCCGCATCGAAGTAGGTGGGCTGGGTGTAGACGCCACCCGCCACAGCCGCGAAGGCAGGACTGCCAGAAAGGTCTCCATTCCACTCCAACGCCGCCTCTCCTTCCCGAAAGAGGAACACCTTGTCAAAAACCTGAAGGAGTTCCACGGACCGAGAAAGGCTTACTCCAGCCGGATACGCAATGGTCGTGGACGACCCGCCAGTCACCGGAGTGGCGATAGCATTACTATCCGTCGCCCGGATGATGTAGTTGGAGTTGTCGCTGGTAGGGTCGGAGAACAGGCAAGACCCGTACACGCCCGTAGCCCCAGCACTACCCAGCTTAGGCGGACCAGCCGTAGCGCCGGTCACGGTGTAGGTCTCACTCCCCGTAGCCCCGGCCAACGTAAATGTGAACTGGGTGGTGCTTACGAACGTAATCAGCCGATTACCATTGGGGTCCACCGTACCCGTAATCCCGGCAATGTTCACCAATGTGCTGTTGGTGAAGGCATTCGTAGCCGTATTAACCGTTACGGTGGTTCCTGAGCGGCTAGCTGAGGAAATATTGACGCTCCCGTAGAGCTTCCAGACTGCCGGGGATGTGATGCGGATCGACTCGGTATTTGCCGTCAGGGTAGGCCCGAAGCTCTCCAACCCCTTGCGGGTCTGCCAAGCACCGTCTAGGTCCATCCGTCCATTGAGGCTGGCCGCAACCTCCCCGCCTTTCAACTGGTCAGGACGGAGGCGGTTATTGACCCGTGCAAACCCCACATCGCCATCATCAACGATGTTGGTATCGAGCTTACCGTAACTGAAGTAACGGGCCATTATTGGAAGAGATAACGGATTCGGACAATGCCAGCCTGACCAGCGCCGTGATCGACGTAATTGGCGTTTTCGTCATCATAGCCACCACCCCAGCCGCCGTTGCCGGAATTGGCGACTACCGCTGGTAGCGCATAGGCCACGGAGTCATCAACACCATATCCGCCTGCGGCAAACTGAGCATATGTGCCGGTTGAGGAAATGATGTCAGCAGTACGACCGGAACCTCCATCAGGTACGCTGCCAGCAGAACCAGCTCCACCACCACCACCGTCAAATCCACCGCCAGACCAATCTCCACCCTTGTTTCCATAGCCTCCGCTGGCGCTAGAAGGCTGCAAAGCAACAGCACCGTTTTGATCCACGCCACCACCTCCGCTTCCGCCCGAAAAGTTAGGCGATCCGCCTCCAAGAGCGGTCAATCCACCAAAAAGGGTATTGCTCCCAGAGGCACCGGCATTTCCTCCAGAGCCTACAGTCACCGCAAAGCTTCCAGTAGATAGAGACAGGCTGGATCGGTAAATGTATCCACCTGCGCCGCCACCGCCAAATGTACCACCGCCGCCACCACCAACCATCATCACTTGAAGCGTAGCCCCTACTGGATAGTTGGTGATGGAAAAGGTTCCGCTAGAGGTGAACTGGTGAATCTTGTAGTTGGCGTTTGTGGGGTCGGTATAAACCGTTCCGCCAGTAGCCGCGATAAAACCACCAGCAGGCGCACCGCTTCGGAAAGCCCCAAACGCCCGCAAAGAGGCAGCACCAACTGTGGACAGGACAGGCATACACCTATCCTACCACTTACCGCCGCTTCCGCTTGAAATCGACGCCCTTCAGCTTGCCGGAATTAGCCATCGCGTAGAACACTCGCTGGGCCTTTTCCTTGCCGTACTCGGCCTCCATTGCGGCCATTACCTTGGAACCCTTCTTAGTGAGGGGCATCTCAGGAGCACTTCTTACGGGAAGTCCCGTGGTTCTTCATCTTCATAGAGCCGTACTCCATCATACGGTCCTTCTTGGACTCGGACTTTTCGTGGCGCATCATCTGCGCCTTCGTCTTGTACTTTTCGCCGGATTTGCTCATAGGATTAACAGGACCAAAGCACCTTACGCGCCCAGTAGTTGGCAGAGAGCTTGCCTTCCCCGCCCTTAATCCCACCGGAACGGGCGCAATAGGACTTACGGCGCTCCTTGGAACGGTGCTGGGTGTAGTCCTTCATCGAGCTATCACCGAAATGGACGATCCTCTCCTGTCCATTCGCACAAGCCTTCACCACCTTCTTCTTCCCCGCCCTCCAGCTCTTCATCGGCTGGTTGCAGGGCATATCCGCCTTCTTCACTTGGCCTCCCTCCGCCATTTCCAGAGTAGGTATGCAATTCCGAGAAGGGTGCCCACAAGAGCCGCCACTTGGTTCACCTGAGAGAGGGTGATGGACGCCGCAACTGGGGTCCCGGCAACGATGTAGTCCTTCGCTTGGAGCATCTGGCCTATCCTACCACGACTTTTTCTCCGCTTCTGCCAAAGCGTGAAGCACTTCCGAGGTGAAGTTGGGGGCAAACTGAGCCGCCGCCTTAAACTCGGGGTGCTTCAGGAACCTGTCCACCTGCCCCGTGGTGTAGCACCCGGAGAGGGCAAGAATGGCTAGGACACACAGAAGGCCCTTTGCGGGCCTCTGTAATGGCTTTATCGATGGCATTGTGGGTTTGGGCTACCCTGATACGCTCCACCTCGGAAAGTAGCCTAGAAACGAAAGGAATGGCCTTTCCTAGGGCTACTATGAGGGAGGCCAGCTCAATCACGCGGAGCGCGGGGCTTGTTGCCAGAATTGGCCCCCTGCGTGGGGGTCGTCACAACCACACTCGCCACGACGTTCTTGGGCGCGATCACCGGCACGACGACGTTGATCGTCAGCGCGTTTGATTCGGCGTTGCCGGCCGAGTTGGTTGCGCGAGCCCGATAGGTGCCGGAGTCCGTGGTAGCGGCCGATGCGACGGTGTAGCTGGCATTAGTGGCGCCGGCGATCGCCACGCCGTTTTTGAGCCATTGCCAAGTGAATGGCGGCGTGCCCTCAGCCGTGGCCGAGAACGCCATCTGTTGGCCGGTGTTAACGGTCAGCGTGTCGCCAGTCTGGGCGAACGCGGTAGCAACTAGCAGGAACGAGGCGAGGATGCGTTTCATTAGGTTAGAATTTCCCAAACCACGATTGAGATCGGATGCTCACTCCGGAGGTGAAACGAACGTGTCCGTAGTCGGATCGTAGATGTCCCCTATTGCGGCAAACTGCCCTCGAATTCGGGCGTTGAACGAGGTTTGGATCCACGTTCCTCCGAGAAGGTTGTGGCAGAACAGCGCACCAATGGCCTCGTTCTCATTGCCATACTGATCAAGGCACTCGCCGTCATTGACGGCAATCACCCGTTGGACGACGTTGGTCTCGTTGATTTCAGCGAAGTAGGCCATTGTCAGAAGGTGATCGAGCCCGAGTCGTTGAATTGATAGATGTGATATCCGCCGGTCGTCGTCTGGGTTGGGCTCCCAGTAGTACCAGATGCTAGCGAAAAGGTGTCGGGATAGCGCAGGATAACGACTCCCTTGCCGCCATTTCCGCCCGCAGCCGGACCACCGGCGCCACCGCCACCACTGCCGGTGTTGGCCGTTCCTGCTGATCCTGTTCCGCCGTTTGTCGTATTGCCCGCCCCGCCGCCACCCGCGCCACCGGCAGAACCTTGCGCGCTTTGAAACGTACCCGCGCCGCCACCGCCACCGCGAGTAACAGATGATCCAGTAATCGAACTACTTAAACCAGCGCCACCCACAGCGCCAGTAGAGGATGCGTTTGATCCAACTGCTCCTGCACCACCGCCAGCGCCCGCGCAGTACGGCCCTGTTGCCGTTCTGCCGTTGCCGCCTGCATAACCCATCGTCACGGGATTGGTCGTCGCCGTACCGCCACCTGTGGGATTTTCCGCCCTGCCGCCACCACCACTTCCGCCAGCCAATGACATCCCTGCCTGACCTGACGAAAACCAGTTGCCCATACCTCCGCCTATTGAAACAATCGATCCAAGGATCGAAATATTTCCCGGACTTGCCGAACTCGATGCACCAGCTCCACCTGCACCGACAACAACGGTAATTGTTTCGCCGTCATAAATTGCCATCTTGGCCTCGGGGCTTCCGCCACCGCCAGTAGTTTCACCGACTACCGAGCAGCGATATCCGCCAGCTCCGCCACCACCTCCAATGTAGCCGCCACCAGAGCCACCTCCTCCTATAACTAAATATTCAATTTCGCTTGGAGCAACAATGCTGGCCCTTGATGGAACGGAAAGATTGCCATATGGAACCTGTCCGCTCCAGTCCTTGACGTTTGACGAAGCCAACCCTCTGGCAAAGCGGTACATTAGGAGATGCGATTAACGTAGCCGGTGATGACGATCTTATTGGTAGTCCCTGCAAACGCGGCTACTGTGGATGCGGCAGCGCCCGTGCCGGACAGGATCAATCCCGGAACGACCAACGTCAATCCAGAGGTAGCTGGAATTGAAAGCTTGATATTGTCGTTAGGAGCCGTGGTTCCTCCTAGCTCAATAGTGAGCGTAATAGCCGCGGTGTCGGAATTATAGGCATAGAGCCAAAGCTCATCGAGAATGGAAGATGAGGTTCCGGTGGCGTGAATAGTGGTGCCAGCAGAGGCAGTCGCCGCGACAAGGATTCCTCGACCGTTCGTCGAGCCAGACAATTTTACCTTTGAGAACGTAGCCATAATTAGGAAAAGATTTGGTTGGCGAGAATGTTTTGGTCGTCGTCAGGAGCAGAACCGCCGCCACTAACCGTCGCCCATTGCGGATTAGCTGCAGCACCTTGAGTCTGAAGATACTGACCGCTGGTGCCCGCACCAAGCCGTGTCCACGTAGACCCACCGCGATAGAGGATGTCGCCTTGCGCGGCAGATCCCACCAGATCCAGCACTTGCGTCAGCGTGGCGTCCTCTGGATCTCCGGTCGAGGCCGTGATGCGAGCCTTGATCGTCGAGGCCGTCATATTCGCCAGCTTGGCGTTGGTCACGGCATCATTGGCAATCGTGGCGGCGAAGCTACCCGTACCGCTACCTGTGACATCCCCCGTTAGCGAAATAGTCTGGTCGCCGGTGTTGGTTCCTGAGCTAGTGCCTGAGAACGTGCCGGACTGAGTGGCAAGGGTGCCAAGGCCAAGGGTGGTCCGCTGGGCGGAGGCGTCCGCGTCATCAATCAATGCCCGGCCAGCCGACGTACACGTAATTTCTTCTACGTCCCCAGACCCCGAAGAAGACCGTCCTAGCACCTTGTCCGTAGCCGAGACGTTCTGCATCTTGGCATACGTCACCGCATCATTGGAGATGGTGGTCGTATTGCTGTTGGCGGAAGCCGTAACGTCTCCAGACAGCGCAGCCCGCTCAAAGCTCACTTGCCCGCTGGTAGCCCAATTGGCGACTACGGAGGTCGAATCTCCAACCACTCGTTCAGCCGTCAGGGTTGAGTCGGAAGACTTGACCAGATACTCAGCCGTAGTTGGTGCCCCACCACCACCACCAGAGGCACTAAGGGTAGTGCCGGACATCGACAGTCCGCTGCCAAGAGTGATTTCCTCAAGATTGCCGGAACCAGCGGCAGATCCACGCCCCAACAGCACAGAAGCCGCAGAGGCATTCTGCATCTTGGCGTAGGTGATGGCATCATTAGCCACCGTCAGGGCACCCGTGCTCGCTAACGTGGCATCTCCAGACATCGCCACAGGAGCGTAGGCCGTGCCACCCGCATTACCCACCAACACCTGCCCCGCAGATGGGGTCGTATTGGGAACAATGGCAGCTTGAGTCTGGGCGTTGTTCGTGACGTTCCCTAGCCCAATGGAGGTCTTGGCATCAGACGGACCTTCGTCCTTCCACAGCGAGGAAGACGACTCGTAGACGAGGAAAGAGTTGTCCGCCGGGGACGTAATCAGAACGTCGTGCAGCTCCTCCAGCTCAAAGCCGTTGAGGATATCGACGTAGATGATGCCAGCCCCAGCCGAGGACTTGATGCAGTAGCCGATACGAACCCCGTGCGCGGGCTGCGTGGGACGGACGTTCGTAATGTCGCCAGACGACGTAGAAGACAGCCACAGCACATCGCCTTCCGTGAAGGCAATGGTGTTTACGCCGGTGAGCAGACCCGCTGTGATGATGAACCCAGAGCTGTTGTTGCTGATGGACTCAGCCGTAATGCCAATGGTCGTGGCCGAATTGGGGTCTCCATCGGCCAACGCCAAATCCACCTTGAGCCGGGTGCCGGACGACCCGCTCTGCCGCACCACCTTGCGCTTGGCGATGGTGGAGCCGGTATTGTTGTACACCTGAACGTGGCTATCCACGCCCAGCTTACCAAGCACGTTGGCATTGAAGCCGACAGACGGAGCATTCTCCGTGCTGTCCCAAATAATCACTCCCGTGCCACCAGTCGTGGTCGGGGTGGTGTCGAAGGCAAAGGCGTCAGCGAGAATCTTCCCGTTGTCGTCAATGGTGGGAACGCTGCCCTGAATGGTGGAGCCTCCGGTGCCGTCGGCTCTGATGATGGCGTTGTCCGTGCTTCCCGTGGACCCGGAAATGGACCCAGCAGCCGAGAGCGTGGTGCCGCTCATCGTCAGATTGGTGCCAATCGTAATCTCCTGCGGGTCGCCAGACCCCGAAGCTGACCCACGGCCAATCAGCTTGGACGCCGCAGACACATCCTGCATCTTGGCGTAGCTCACCGCGCCGTTATCGATAGTCCACGTAGCGCCACTAGAGCTTACCGTGATGTCGCCTTTATCGCCGTCCGAGATTCCGCCACCACCTCCGCCAGAGGCGTAGGAAAGGCTATTCCAAGCCGTCGTGCCGTCGCCAAACTTGATCTTCAGCGTGTCCGTCTCCAGACCCAACTGACCAGCCTCCAATACAGGGTTATTGGAAGTCCAGTTGGCAGCCGTGTCCCGGCGATGACGAATAATGGCAGGAGTGCTCATACTGATGTACCGTCGTCCAAGTCTACTACAGAGGAGGCATAGGTGGTCGTGCTGCTTCCCTCGTCTAGATCAAAGGTGGAAAGGATGCCATCTGACGACCCGGCGCTGAAGTCCCAAGCCCCGCTCAGAGCCCCGCCCGCCCGCCACCGGCCATCCTGCCCCAATACGTGCACCGTACCCCGCTTGTAGGGAGGGATGGGCTTCCACCCAGCTCCCCGCCCCAAGTCCTCCAACGACCATTCATCTCTCAGGTCGCGGACAAGGGTGTCCTTCGTAATGGCGGGCATTGGCCTATTCTACCCTACAAAAACAAAGGGCCACCCCGCAGGATGGCCCCGTAAACCACGTTTCCTTGCGATTTAAGCCACTTTGTCGGCCTTCTTGGACCAGAGGCTCCATCCCACCGCCAAAAGGCTCCCAATCGAGCCCGCGACGGTTTCAATGGTGCCGCTGTCCAACTCAATGCCCTTGGCAATGAGGTAGCCCGACGCAATGCCGAGCAGGTGACGAACGATGGAGGTGATGACGGAGGCGTTCATTCTTTGATGGGTGTTTCAACCTTCAATTCTAACACCTGAATAGCCTGCTTGAGCAGCTCGTGGTCTTGCCGGGTGCCCCGAAACTCAGAGCACACCTGATTGATGATGTTTAGTGCCTGTTTGGCGTCCATAAATGATCTCTAATGGCGGCTTATGGCCGTTAGGCAATCGTAAATGACGACTAGCCCACAACTGCCAGAAGCCTGTCCTAACGATAGGCTCGGGTCTTAGCCGCCACCCTAGCAGGCTGCTTGGAGAACTGCTTCCCCGACCGCATTGCCTTACGCTTGGCCGCATTCGTAGCCGCACGCTCGGAAGGACTGAGGGAAGCCCAAGCCTTCTCGGGCAGATAACGCTCCCCCGTCTTGAGGGAGGGCTTCCCGCTGTACGTGCGCCATTTCTGGCGCGTCCAGTCCACCAAAGAACGCTGTTGAGGCTTCAAGACTTATATCCCCCGCCAGCGTCCTTGTACTCTCGGGCTAGGAACTGCGCCTTGCGGGCGCTCCATTGACCCGGCCTACCACCCTTGGAACCAGCCAGAATACGGCGATAGATGTTCTTACGCAGGCCGGGGCGTGTGTACACCCCGGCGCTGTTCACCGTAGACTTCTGGGGCATTACAGCGGCGTCAGGCCAGCGTTCTGGGCCAGCACTTTGTAGAACGCCTCGTCGCTCGTCCACGTGGCCGTCTGGGCGGCGGTGGCGTTGACGAGCTGGGAGGCGACCTCCGCACCGCCAGCGTCAAGGAGCTGGCAGTCGGCAACGGCGGGACCGTTCACGTAATTGACATAGCGGCAGGCGAACTGCGTGGCGCTCTTGGTGCCAGCAGGGGTCCAGACGGAAACGGGGGAGATGGCGATGACGGTATTCATAGGAAAGGATTAGTTGTTGGTGGTCTTGGCGTGGATGTAGTAGATCGTGCCGCCGATATCGACTTCGATGGTCCGATTGGGCGAGGTCGGGGAAACGGTGGCGACGGTGCCTAGCTTCCACGCGGCGGCAGTTCCGCCAGAAGGAGCGCCGGTGGTGAGGTTGCCGGCAAGAGTGGCCGCAAGCGTTGTGGCATTTAATGAGAGCACGACATTTCCACCGCTTATGAAAGCTAGTTGTTTGTCATCCACCGCAGCGGCATCGACCGCAATACCCCACGTTTGCGTGGAATTGCGATTGGTTAGCAACAGAGCAGTTGCGGCACTCGCGGTTTCCTTGATTGCAAGGGCAGCCGTACCAGACCCGCCATTGATTGACCCCGTCCCGCTGACGGTGAGGTTGCCGCCAGCGAAGATCGCCCCCCCCACCCCCAGCCCGCCACTCGTCCCGTTGCCCACCACCAGCGCACCGGAGGAGGTGTTGGTGGAGGCGGTGGTGTCTTGAGCCTTTACCGGACGCCCAAGGAAAATTGACCCGCCTGCCGCACGCGTAATTTGTACAGGGATGTCAATCTGAGCACCTGCATCACTCAGCGCCGTAATTGCAAAAGGAGCGCCAGCGTTGCTGCCAGTTTCGGAGGCGGATTGTACGCCGCAATACCAGCGGTCTACGCCTCCAGATCGGAACAAATGCAGCTTGTAATTGCCAGCCGTGCCGTCGAGCGCGCTAACGATGGACCCGCTGCCACCTCCAATGCTCATCGTCGCCCCGCTCACCGTCAGCGTCCCGCCCACCGTGGCGTTGCCGCCAAAGCTCGGGCTGTAGGCAGACAGCTTCCGCGTGCCGTTCGTCGTCCCGTCAATCGGCACAAAGTCGTCCGAAGCCGTGGACGAAGCCGTAGTTGAAAGTGAATTGATGCGAATGTCGGCCATTTTAGGTGACGGCTATGAATTGATTGCTGCTGCTGTCGATAAACCTATCCCCAGATGAGGTAACTAAGCTGTAAATGATGTCAGGTTCCACCGCCTGCGAACGGCTAAGGAGCACATCGCTCCAGAACTCCCGGTCAGCGTTAAGCGGCGTTACGCCCTTATTGGACGTAAAAGGCCGGACAAGGAGTGGAACGTCAAACTGCATTACAGGTAGTTCAGCTCCTGAATCTCCACCACTACGTCCGTCGAGTCATCACGGATCGCCTTGGCCTTCAGGGCCTGCGTGCGGGTCCAATAAGCCGTAGAACCATCGGGATATTGGAAGCCGAGGCTCGTCGTCGGGCTCGTCGAACCGTCCAAGGTCACGCGAGCATTGGCCCCCGTAAACTGCACAAACACGTGCGTCGTGTCAGCTTGGAGGGTGAAATCAATGATGTCCTCAGCAGTCGAACTAATCGTGTTCTGCTTGTGCGTGGCCCCGTTCTGGGGAATCGCCTGCGAGGGCGTGTTGACGATGCGGGCGTTAGCCATATTAGAAGCGGGCTTGAGAGGTTGCGTGACTACGGAAACGAGACGCCACTCGGTTGGCGTTCCGTTGGTTCATAGCGTTTTCCAATTCTAGCACAAGAAGGGACTCGGCGTAGCCTTCCTCAGCTTGAGCCTTGTCGTTCTGCCCATCGTAACGGAGGAAGTCCGCAAAGGCAGCGTGCGCCCCGTAATGGAAGAACTCAAGCGGAACATTCTGGTTGGTGGTGTTGTTGTAGTCACCCTCCCACCGCTTCTTGTAGTCCACGTAGAAGGTCGTCAGGCTGTCCGTGTTGGACAACACCCGCGCACCATCATACGTGACGACAAACTCAAACTCGTCCACGCTGTTCGTCAGATAGGGCTGCTGGTCGTAGACCCGAAGGAAGGTATCAATCGAGTTCAGCGTCACCTGATCGAACGGAATGACGTTGGAACTAGCCGCCCGCGCCTCTCCCAAGACCATATACCGAGGCCAGTAGGACGACCGGCGATAGGCGTTGTAGATGCGCCGATTGATGAAGCTCCCAATCAACGTCTCCTCTTGCGGGGTCAGGGAGGTATTCCCAGACAACGCCTTAACGAGCGTGAGCAGATTGCTGTAAGTGTCGGTTTGCATTACACCTTATTAGGGCAGAGATGCGGGAACTTCTTCTGGTGATAACGGATGAACTCCTTGCTGTTCACTTCCTTACGTCCGTACTTCGTAATCAGCCGATAATACTCATCCGCAGGATAGAACGCCACCGCCTTACCCAAGCCCGGAATGGTGCGATGACCCTTCCACCGCTGGGCCTCCTGCGCCGCCATAATCTCCTCTTTCTTCTCGTTCGCCTTAATCAGCTCAAACCCAGTCCGAATCTCGCGGATTAGGGCATCCTTCACAGCCCCTTCTCCGGGCAGCGCGGTGATGATTTGCATAAAAAAGGGCTCCCCCGTGTGGAGGAGCCCCATTGTAACAGCCTAGGCTGGTCTTAGCTGAACTTGTTCAGGTCGAGCACGCGCAGGGCGATGACGATCTCGCCCGCCGTCAGCGACGCGACAGCGGAGTCGGTCACCTTGACATACACTTCCGTCTCGGACGCGACGGCCTTGACCGCCTTGCTGTAGCCGGAGGTGAACTGGTCACCCGTGTTGAACACCGGAACAGTCATCGCGTCCACATCGAGGGCGTCGATGAACTCGTCCGGGTCACCGGAGGTGGTGCCAACGTCGATCACCAGCGTGCTGGAGCCCGCGATGTCCACCGTGTTAGCGACCGCCGCCAGCTCCACCGCCGAGTTGGCGGGAAGCTTGGCAATGACCAGACTGCCACCGTTGCCGATAGCCTTCAGATCATTGTAGTCCAGACGAACAACGTCCGTGAAACCGCCCAGTTCGTTGATAGCAACTTTAGCCATTGTAGTAGTCTCCTTGGTTTAGGGTTAGCTCAGGACGGTGATCTTGCCGTGCGCGCCCGGATGCGCCACCTTGAGGGTGCCGGTCCAGTCCACATAGCCGCGCTCACCACCACCGAGATTCGGCAGGCGGGTCGAGCCGAGGGGGATCAGCTCGCCAACCGCGTAGTACTCGGGGTTGATCAGGTAGCCGGTGTCCTTGTTCGTGGTGTCCGGCGCGCAGTCCGGGTTCATATCGACGATGGTGACGATGCCGTGGTCGGACTGATACTGACCAACGGACAGCTTGATCAGGCCGGAAGCCGAATTGCTGTTGAAGGTACGGATCGGGCCGGTCGAGCTGTCAGCACGGGCGAAGTCGCTGATGACCCGGCGAAGAGCCGTGTCAGCGATCAGGGTGAGGCTGTTCGTCACACCGGACACCCGATAGATCGAGGTGATCAGGTTGTTCAGAACGGTCTCGTTGAACGTGCCGGAGGCGTGGATGGAGCCGGACGGGGTGCGGTAGTCCGAGGGGACATCCGAAGGACCAGCCGAGTCAATCCAGTCACCGAGGCCGCGCATCGTGTAAGCGACGCCGCCACCGTTCTCAGCCGCACGGTCCTGAGTGCCGAGGAGGGTCTTCTCAACGTCACGCTTCAGTTCCTTGACGCCCTTGAGTTCCGCACGGGCGATGTCCTGCGGGCCAACCGAGGAGACGGCCTGCTGGAGGTCCGACACGCGGTAGGACCGGCGGAGCTTCTGGACGTAGTTACCAAGGCGGGCGACCGACTCAAACTTGTCGTCGAAGTCAGTAACGTCAGCGCCTTCGGAGACCGCCGTGGAGGTCGGGGTGGACAGCTTGTCCACGCCCCACTCAACGAAGGTGCCATTGCACTTGAACTTGTCCGCCGTGCTGAGAACGGGGGTCTCAGAGGGGGACAGCATCGACATAGCGTCCTGCAGGTCTTCGCGGTTAAGGGCCGCGCTGCCGGGCGAGGTGGTATCGTAGGTATTCGAGAACGACATAACTAATTAGGTTTTACGTTTGGAGATTTGAGCTGCACGGAGGGCGATGAAGTCGTTGCTGCTTCCTGTTTGTTTAAAGCGGGCTTCCACTTCCTTTAGGGACTTTTCCACCCGGCTATCCACCCGTTCAGAGACGGATGCATTGGTCGAGGGATTTGACGGAGGATTGAGTGACGGCGACTTGGAAGTCGGCTCAATGACTCGGCGGCCATACATAGAGTTGGCTGCGTGAGCGATGAGGTACTCAATCTGCGGCGCGATCTCGGGGACAGCTTCCTTCACGCGCATCAGACGGGGGTCATTGACCATCGCCTCATAGCGTTTACGGGTATCGTTGTCCTCGCCATCGAGCCAACCCAGCTCCTTACGGGCCTGCTGCTTGAAGCTGCCTTCAAGCTGTTTCCGCTGCTCACCCTGTTGCAATTCGCTGAACTGCGCGGGGATGAACTTATCGCGGGCCTTGCGGGCCTTACGGAGTGAATCACGGATGTCCGCCTTGGTGTATTCCTTGCCGTCCACCGTCGCCGCAACGTCAGTTGCAGAGAGGTCTTCAGCGCGGAACAGAACCTCCTCAGCCCACTCAATGACCTCATCGACCTCCTTGCGCTTGCCTTGGAGTTCGCTGAGATCCTTTACGTTGGCGTAAGGGTTGTTCTCCACCTTCGGCTCGGGGATTTGCTGCTTCGCTTGCGCGATTGCAGCCTCAAGAGCAGCCGCCTTCTCTTCAGCCATTTTTCGTTTGGCAGTCAGTTCAGCGATGCGCTTGAGCAGACCGCTCTTACCCTTCTGGGCAAGCTCGGCAATCTCCTCATCCGTCAACTCGTCAATGTCCTTAGAAAGAACCTCCTTGGGATTCGTTTCCTTGGGCTGAGAATCGCCCTCCTTGGAGGGAGCCTCATCCTTCGGAACTTCTTCCTTCGGAGCCGCTTCAGGCGTTACTTCGGCTTTCACCTTGGTACGCTTGGCAATTCGGGAGGACAGGAAATCCTGATCCGTCATTGGCTTGTTTTCCACGGCGGGTTTAGCGTCTGCCGCGTCGGACGTTACGACTTCTGACATAGGATTGTGAACCGCCGTATTTGCGCCCCGGCGAATGCGATGGCCGGAATCCTACCACAGTAGACTTAGTGCTTGACCTAGAGCCCTATTGCTGAGGCTATTAGACGCCCAATGGTGCAAAGCATAGCATTTCGCTGGTTAGGACGCTGACGTTCTACCGAGGCCTCGCCCACAGGCGGGGACGGCCACCTCGGGGATTAAGCGAAGATGCGGGTTGGAGCCCCGCTTGGGCGTAATTTATGGACCCTAAAGCCCTAGAAAGACTGCACAATAGCCAAGACTTCCTCGCCTTCCTCCGGGATGTGAAGGGAGGCCGGGAGTACTGGATTCGCCAGCTCCACGATGTGAAGACGGAAGCCCTTCAACAAATCAGCGGGCGCATCCTCGCGGCAGATGACATCCTCTACAACGCGAGGTACGAGGAACTAGAGTCCCGGTTTACCCGGTTGCATTCAGACCCTGAGTCTGGACTTCGCCCATTTGCGCCGGTTGCGTACCAATCCGACCAATCTGAGCGTTCTGCGCCTGCTGCATCTGGAACTGGTACTGCTGAATGTACTTCTGCAAACGAGCTTGGAACGACTCGTCGGACTGCATCCGCTGGGAAACGTCGGGCTGCTGCACATACTGCTGTATGACCTGCATTGCGACCTGAGCCCCGTTAGGACGGGCTCCGACCTCAATGCCAGCGTAAATCTTGGACAGATCGTCGGTGACCTGCTTGACGATCTGTTGCTGGGCCTCCTGAGCAGGCTGGAGAACGCTATCAGCTAGTAGGGGATTAACCGCCGCAGCCATCACTTCCAGCATCCGGTCCACGTTAATGCGACCATTGCGGTCGAACTGGAGGAGGCTGACGAACTGGTTAAGCTGCGCCTCAAGGGTCTCGGGATCGGTCGTCAGGACATCGAAGTTGATGTTGATGTCGAAGTTCTCATTCGGATCGCCGCGACCAAAGCGCACCGGATCGGGATTCCCCGTTACGCGGAAGAACACCTGCTCGGGACCGAACCGCTGATAGCACTTGTAGGTCATCCGCAGTACGTCTCTCACGTGAGTGAGAAACTTATCTACGAAGAACTGCTGGCGGATGCGGGACATCGGGTTCTGGTGGTCCAGACCCATAAGACGGTCGGCCTGCTCAATCTGCGTTCGCTCCATCTCCACGCTGCCGGGGTTGTAGGCAGGAGTAGGCCCAAACTGAATCTCGCCCATACGGCGATAGGCGACCTTGACTCCCGGCCCCCATTCAGGCGCGGGCGTTCCCGCGGGGTACATAATGGCGGGAAGGGTGGCATAGCTGTTGCGGTCGATGCGGCTGTCGCGCTCAACCTTCACCTGCCATTGGATGCCGCGTAGTTGCTCGGGCACCGTGGCAAGCTCGTAGAGACGTTTGTTGTCCTCGCCCAGCTTGGTGACGACAAAGGGGTAGTCGTCGTACCCGTTGAGCAGTTCGTGCTTCGCAAACTTCGGCTCCTCGGAGGTTCCGTAGTAGTTGTTGTGGAAGACGGTGCAGTAGATGCCTTCGGACTTGTCTTCCTCGGAAATCAGCCGCTGATAGCAGTAGATGACCTCGTAAAGTTCAGTCGTCTGCTCCTGCGCGATGCGGGTGTACGAGGTGTTCGTCCGGGGATCGTTCATATCCACGGAAGTCACTTGCATCTCAATGATCTTGTCCGCCCATTCGGAGTCCCAACCCTCCGTAGCCACCTTGTTCTTGATCTCCTGAGCGGTCATCAGGACACGCCAGAAGCAATACGGAGCCTTCTGGGGGTCGGTCGTGTAGGCAGGGAAGAAAACATCCCCATCAGGAGCCAACGCAGCGACTTTGGGGCAGTTAACCGACTGGCGAACCACCGGGAACTCGGCAGAACCCTCTTTCCGCAGCTCTTTCAGGGCTTTCTTCGCCCGCTTGTCGGTTAGATTGTCGAACTGACCCTTCAGAAGCTGCACAACCTGCTCATCTGACTTCCCATCGAGGATGATCTGGGCCAGATCGGGGCTCACCTGAGCAATCTGAGCCAAATCCAGACGCTGAAGGAAGGTTCGGTTCTCCTTCTGCCACCCAATGTAGGTGACCATAATCCCCCGTTCTAACAGGTAGTTGGCACCCAGCTCCATCTGACGCTTAAAGTCAGGGATGTAGGAGGCCACCATCCACTTGAGGAAGGCACTCACCACCCGCGCCCGACCCAGATCGTCTATTTCGATGGGGTACGCCCGGATGTGCGCCCGATTGAGCGCAGACATAAACAGCGCAACATAGGTGTTGATACGCTCGTCGATGACTTGCACCTCCGAATCCGCCGCCCCTTCGAAGGGGAAGGCGTCGCTCCCGTGCTTACGCAAGTCCTTGGACTTTCCCGGCCAGATGTTTCGGCGGTAGTCATAAGAATCGCGGGTACTCTGCAAGTACCAGTCCAGATCGTTGATCGTCGTGTCGTAGGCGTTCTTCAGCGCGGCGACATTGGGAACCGCCCGGACGTAGGTCAGGGCTTCATTAAGGTCATTAGTTTGCATTCAGTTTGCGCTGGAGATTCTGGACGATTGTATACGCAACGCCCTTGTGCGCCCCTATTTTGTCAGCCAGCAGTTCTGGGTTGATTGGCTGGTACTGAGCCGTGAGGGTACGGGTCAAAATCTCAAACCCCAGCAGACGGTCCATCTGCTCAGCCTGCCAAGCGGGGTTTAGGGTGATGTCACCGTCCGAGGACTTCATGACGGTAGGTGGTTCCCTTCTCGTCGGTGATGACATCGACAAAGATCGGTTTACCAATCAGCTTATCACAATCGCGGGGTCGGACGGCTACGGGAACAAGCCCCTTGTCCTTCTCCATTAGGCAATAAACCCAATGCGGATTGGGAGCGCGGCGAATCACCCGCATCTGCAAACGCTTCGGCACAGCCTCGGGGACAGCCACAGCCAGTCGGAGTTTCTCCGCTCCTTCCTCCGTAAAGAACTTCCGACCCTCCACGGTCAGGTACTCCCCTTCCGCCAGACGCTCATCCCTCAGCTTGGCTAATTGGAACTTGGTGATGCCAAGTTCCGTACACAGGTCATTGAATGCGATCATCAGTAGGCCCTTCCAGTCGGTTTAATGGTTCGAAGTGAGTTGGGGTCGATAAAGCGTATCCCGGCCACCGCCGCATAGCGAATGCAGTCGATGGGGTCTTTCCACGCCTCGTCCTGCCCACCATCCGCCGTGTATTCCTGAAAGGCTTGGATGATGTTCTCGCAGCGGTCCGAGATGTAGAGGTGAGGCCGATTCAGGGAATCGACCGGAGCCTTCTTGTTGTACGAAAGCTTGGTCTGGATGGCCTGCAATCCATCCTCGATGTCCAAGCCGGGGGCTGGGAGGAACACTAGCCCGGCATCCTCAAGGTCCGCCATAACGGACGATACGCCGGTTTGCGTCTGATATTTGGCTGCACCTAACCGAGGATCGATCAGTCGTTCAAAGATTGAGTCGTTCGTATCCGACTCCATCCCCGTGATCAGATCGACGTAATCGCGGATGCCATAACCCAGACCCTTAGACCCCTCTCCGCCAATCCACTTACCCCCGTGCCATCTCGCCCACTCCCCGACATTCACATCCGGCCATTCCCGATAAATCCACCACGTATCCGACTGGTCCACGGCAATCCACGCCATAAACCAGTTCTTCCGCCCAGCAGGGTCGAGGATGAGATACTTCGTAGTTCCCTTTAGGTTGATCGAGTCGTGGGCTACGACGTTCAGGTCTCGGCTGAAGTTGGGAAACTTCGTACTGACTGACTTCGTAGCAATGCCATACGCACGGGTCAGAATCTCCGCTTCCGGCCTATTGGCTAGGTCTTTGGCGATACGGTCGTAACCACCGAAGGGGTTGTCTCTACTGTGGAAGTAGATGATCCCGGCATCCCGGTTCCTTGAACGCTGTAGGTATGGGACGTTCCGGCCACCCAGAAGCTCGGCGGGCTTAGATCGGATGGTCTCCGCTCCCTGCACGTAGTCTCGGACAACTTCGGTGTAGCCGTCGATAGGTGTAAAAGTAACGACCAGCTTGCTGTTGCGAGTAGCAAGGCGGAAACGAAGAGTGCTAAGGAGTTCCGGTCCGACCAGATACTCATCACACCAAGCGCCAATGTTGATCCAGCTAGGATTGCGGCACCCCAACTCAGCACCCTCAAGGATTGTGTCGTTGTTAAGGAATTGAGCATACGTCTTAAAGATGATGGAACTCTTGCTGACGGGCAGGATGAGGCTGGACTTGGAGAAGCCGTTCTTTCGGGTGTAGGACACGTTCTCCTCCGTACCCAAGACCTTCACCTTAAACTCCTCCGGCAGAGCGTCATAGACCGCAGACTGCTGCTGACGGATGGACACATCCGCATTCTGGGCAAAGCACATAATGACGGAGCCGGGGTTCTCGACTGCCGCCTTCACAATGGCGTGCGCGGCAAAGGAGGTTTTGCCCGACCTGTTCCCGCCGCTAACCAACAGCTCACTATGCACTTCCAACAGTTCCTCGGCATCCCGCCAATGAGGGAGCTTCCAGCCGTACCGATACGGATCACGCCTGCTATTGGAGATAGCCGAGTGGTAAAGCTCGTGGAGCTTCAGGACATCCTGCGGCTCCATCGCCGCCAACTCCTCGTCAGTCGGCGGCTTTAAGACCTCGTGCGGTTCCCAAACTAGGGCCATTATTAAAGGAAAGCCTAGTTTTCTTTAACGCCGGGAATCGTAGTTAAAGGAAAGCTCACTTTGCTTGTCGTATCTCCAGCTTCCACCGCCAGAAGCCTAGGATGCAGGACCAGTACCCACCCTCAGTAAAGGAGTACTGGCCGTAATGGCGCTTGCCCGTAGACACATCCGTCCACGACGAAGTGACTATCGTCTTGGTAAGCCAAAGGCCAAAGACGGGTCTGCTGCTAGGCAAGAAAGAGACTCTCATATTACGCCCTCGTTTCCATTTTCTGGATGTTGAAAAAACCCCCCAGCCTTTTCAACACGCCTCCACCGGCTTCGCCACCACTTCCACGCTACTAGCCTTCAGCTTGGCCCTAGCTTCCTCAATGGCCTTCATCGCATCCTCCAAGCTGGGCGCGGCACCCTTGTGCTCCACAACCACCTTGTTCTCCCCCAGAGCTGCAAGAAACTTGTCATTAGCTATCCCCCAAGGAATAGCCAAATCCCGGATGTTGGTCCGCGCCAACTGCTCAGGATCTTCCGCCAACTGCCGCATCTTCTCCTTCTGCAACAACCTCAAGCCCTCCGCAATCTCCAGCGCATCCTGCGCCAACTCCCGCCGCCTATCCTCCAACACCATCTGATGCCTAGCCTTTAGCCGACTAATGGTCTCCCACTTCATCCCCAGCTCCTCCCTAATCTTCCCAAAGGAACACCCCTCCGCCAACATCTCCAAAGCCTTCACGGCCTTAGCCGGGTCCCGCCTCTCCAAGTAGTTCCCCTCAGCCTCCCCGAACTTAGCAATCTCCACCGCCATCTCACTAACAGGCTTTCTAGCCCGTTTAGCGCGTTCTTTGGTCATCGGGCTATGCTGGTATGCCCCAAGGGCTCAAATCAAGCCTAATCGCACAGGGCGGCTTTTAGGGACATATTGGGAATTTTTTAAAAGGGGTTAGTGGAGCAATCCCAATTTACCCACCACCCCCCCCCTGCG